AATTCTTGTGAATCTACTCTACGATTATCCATCGCAGCATTAGCGCCTATCTTAGCTCCAGCGATTCTTTCATCTGATTCAAGTTTCATTTTTTCTAATTCTAGTTTAGCTCTTTCTAGCTCGATATCAGCTTGCATTTTCTGTGCTTTAGTTTGAGCTTCCATTTCTTTAATCTGTAGCTCTTTCTGTTGCATCTGCATTACTGGGTCTTGTTGTTTAGCCATTATCTCTTGTGCTTGTGCTTCTTTAATATCTTTATCAAGCAATTGTTGAGCAGCTTTAGCTACAACTCTAGATAAGTCTAATTCGACTTGTTCATCAATTTTTTCGTTAGGTGCAGGTAGTGCAACACCAACTTGTTCCTCAATTTGTTTGCGATATTCAAATGCTAAATGCTCTGCAATGTGTGCTTCCATAGCAGCACGTACAGTGTTTGCATTAGGGCTTTGACCAACTAAAGCTAATATTTTAGGGTCTTGCATAAACGCCATGTGAGTCGCAATGTGTGCTTGATGGTCTTGATATATAAATGCTTGAACAGGTTTGTTGTTAATCACATTCATATTTTCTGACACAGGGTCTTGTGGTTTTGGTTTATCAGATTGAGGTATTAGTTTATCAATATTCTTAACTCCTAATACTTCTAACATCTGTTTATTAAGTTCTACCATGTCATATATATTTGGGTTAGCTTGTGCTAATTGCATCACTGCTTGATATTGCACAACCTTTTGTGACATAGTTGCAGCATTAGGGTCTGATACAGGTATAACTTCTACAATATCATAGTCTTGCTGTTTAATTTGTGCTTTGCCATCGTCTGGTGTGTATGAATACTCATCATCAGTAAAATCTCTAATAATACCTTTTAAAAGTTTAAACTCTTGCTTCATTGCATAGTGAATACGAGCCTGAACTGCTGACATCACTTTGAGGGTTCTCTCTAAGATTGCTAATGTAGTACCAACAGGTGCGTTAGCTGACATGTCAGATACTTTTAGGTCTGCTGCTGATGCGAAACGACGTCCCTCATCAACGATTTGATTCATTAATTGATTTAAAACTTGACTAGGCTCTTTATATGGTAGAGCCATAATATTGTCACGGATAGTACCACTAGGTACATCTACATCACGAAACTCAGCTGGAGCGATTGGTGTTTCATCTCCTTTAATTCTAAGTCCTCTTGATTTAAATCCGCCTGGTAAGTTTGATAAAGTACCTGCGTCAACTAATTGACGTAAAATCATTGTGCCTGATTTTGCAAAGGCACCAATTAAATGAATTAGACCGAAACAGTAGAAACCAAAACCTGGTACATATCCATAATGTACAAAGTGCTGACGTTTTTGTTTTGTATCATCATCAGGGTTCCAGTTACGTCTAATAGATAAGATAGTTTGTGTTGAGCGTTCAATAGTTACAACATATGGTAGAGCAATACCTGTAGGTTTACCCTTTTTATCTTTGTCTTCATAACCTTCTAAGTCAAGGTCAACGTGCATTTCTAAAACTTTAAATCTGTTGTCAGTTGTTGCATTGAACCCCATCTTCTCTGCAATCTTCTTCTCAACTTCTTCTAAGTCATATGATGGTTCGCCTAAATCTACATCACGATAGAATCCTGCTACTTGTAGTTTTCTTAATTCATTTCCTGTCTTACGCATTACGTGTGTTACACGCTCTGCTGTTTCTAAAGATGATGCGCCATAAGGTACAACTAAATCTTCAGCTGGAATATACATAGATACTTGACGTTCTAGGTTCGGGTCATAATATACTTTTTTAAATGCATTACCTGCTAAACCTAAACCCCATAACATACGTTCATGCTCAGGTCTATACTCAACCATCTTCTGAGTAAGTTGATAGTTCATGTCATCTTGAACTCGCTTGGCAGCTTCTTCTTTTGCTTCTGTTATTTCACCAATGATTTGAGTTTTTACAGGACCTGCAGCAGGAAACGTTTCTGTCATAGTTTCTGCTTGGAACTTAACTAGAGTTTCAGTCATCAATGGGTGGAATACATTACATGCTCCCTCCCACGGTTCACTTCTATCCTCTAATTTAAGTCCTAATAATTCTAGACCATCAACATAAGTATCAAGCCAATCTCTCCTTGCAGAAATATCACCTTCGTAGTCACTTAGTAATTCGTCAGCTAACTTTTCTAAATCATCATCTTCTATTTCTTCTGCTAAGTTTGCATTAAACTCGTCGTCATCCATCTCATCTTTATCAAACTCAAGCTCAAGGTCGCCTATTTTAATATTTACTTCTTCTGGGTCTTCAATTTCAATTTCTAATTCAGGTTCTTGAGTAGCCATTTCGTCCATCATTTCTGATAAACCTTTTGGTGCTTGGGATAACCCTTTATCTATGTCGTTAGCTGCCATTGTATTTTCCTAATAATTTTTTAATTTGTATTTCCACCAAATTTACGATGATTAAAAGAATTAAATTTGTAATTTTTACAAATCTATACAACATATAGCCGCTTTTGACCAGGACTCTTAAAATATTGTATATCGTCTTCTTCATCACTGGGTAATCTGATAAACCCACCTTGTCTAAATCGCATTAATGCTAATGTTGTTGCATCAACTAAGTCATCATTAGCGCCTGATGGGAAATCATTACATTCTTCAACGACCTCGTTTGCCCATCTTCTATCCGGAGCCCATACTATACCAGAACTAAATAAATCCGATACTGCATTAACTCTACTTATTTTATCCTGTCCTTTGCCTGGTGTAAACTCTCCAACGGGAATACCCATCCGTCTGAACTCTTGGTAGAGTGCAGCACCATTAGATTTCTTTTCCACAATAAAGGCATCGGGTTCCCAATCTTTATATTCTTCTATGCAAAGTTGCTTTAACTCGGGGAATTCCAGTCGTTTCTTAATTGCGTTCAATAGTATTATATTATAATTATTGGTTTCTTCGTTAAGAAAAACACCCCATACTGTTAAAGCATTATAATCTGACCTATTATTAGCCTCTTGAGCTGCATCTAATGTCATAATAGTGAACTCGCATTGTGGTGGGTTTTCTTCTTCCCATATATTCCACCATTCTCTTTTAATTAATGCGCCTTCTTCTGATACTGGGTTTTGTAAATACTGAGCATTCCAATATCTAATATCTAATGCTGCACGTCTAGATTTTAATTCTTCTAATGACCAAAATTCTGGCCAGAGAGGGACTTCTTCACCTTCTTTATTCTCTAATATGGCTGGAAATTCAACAACTTCCCAATCATCAACTTCATCATTCTTAACCATCTGGTTAACTATCTGCCCTGTAAGGTCGAGCTTAGACCATCTTGTCATAACGACAATGATTGCTCCTCCAGGCATAAGCCGTTGTAAAGGGCCTGATTGAAACCATTCCCATGCGGGTAAGAAGACATCTGGCTTTCCGAGTTTTGCATCTTGTTCTGAGTGAGGGTCGTCGATGATAAAGAGGTCAGCCCCGCGTCCAGCAAGAGCGCCGCCCACACCAATGGCAAAATACTCACCATTATAGTTAGTACCCCAACGAGAAGCCGACTTCGAGTCTGCTTGGAGCTCAATATTTGGAAACACATCTTTATAGGAGTCAGAACCCACGAGGTTACGCACTCTACGACCGAAATTAACTGCAAGGTCAGCTGTATGCGATGCCATGATAACCTTCTTAGCCGGGTGCTTACCCAAAAACCACGCGGGCGCGAGGTACGAGATGAGTTCGCTCTTTCCATGTCGAGGAGCAATATTAACAATAATGCGTTTTTTCTTTCCATTAGCGATATCTTCAAAGAGTTGAGCCAGCCGTCTATGATGTTCTCCTATAATATAGTTAGGATATACGTGTTTTATAAAGTCTAAGAACTTTTTAGACCCTATATCCTTAGTTAATTCTTTTTTATATTCAGTTAATAGCTGTAATTTCTCACGTCTTTCTGTTTCAGACATATGAGGAAGTGCTTTTTCCAACAAATCTAGGTCTTTTTGACTAATCATCGTCGTCTTCTAAGACTTCACCTTCAATAACACGTCCTTTTAGCTCTTCAATTGCCTTTTTAAGCTCTTCTTCTAGCTCTTTACCTGATTTAGTAACGTGAGTAATCTCTGTTTTCTTCTTAAATGCGTCTACACCGTCTACTTCGCCTAGTTTTACTAGGGCATGTAGTCTATCTTTAGCATTTTTAGCTGTTTCTGCTTCCTGTAATAGTCTATTAACTATGTGTAGTTTAAAATCTGCTAGTTCTTTGACCACCATAACGTTGGTTTGAGCGACAAGTCCAGCTAAATAAGCCATTGTTTCATTAGGATATTTATCAAACTCCGGTCTTACTGCTGGATTGTCCATCATTTCCTTCGCTACTTTAGTTGCATCCATCGCCTGTTCAGGCGTTGTCTCTATGGATTCGCCCATAATATCTGATATGAGCTTTATAGTATTAGTTCTAGCTTGTAACTCTTGGTGTGGAGTGAGTTCGGGTAACGCTTCTCTAGCATTTTTAGGAAGCGGTATAGTATCTTCTATAATAGGTACAAATGTATTGTCTAAAGTTTCTTGCATGTGTCGCTGTTTACACCTTGAATTGCAGCTAATAAAACGAATTGTAACATAATTTTTTAAAAAGGGTATAATATCGAAATGTTGGAATGGATATTAGTTCTGTATTTAGATGATAGCCGGCAGTATATCGGTAACTTTGAGTCATGTGCGCACGCAACGCAGTACTTTCAAGAATGTGTAAAAGGAGAGTTAAAAAATTGGTCAACGGCATGCTTACATCAAGATTATGTTCAACTTCCCGAAGGTTTTATTCCAAAGTATCCCAAATGCAAATAGAATGGAAAGACATAGATTTTGGTCCTGTTAATCTTTGGA